ACCAGCTTCGTCCGCTCGTCTCGAAGCAGTACCCGAAGTGGCGTATCTATTTCATCGGCACCCGCTGGTGGCACGGCGACTCTTACGACCACATCGACCTCGCCTATGGCTACAACGAGTCGTCGACGACGTACACGCTGCGCATCCCGATGCCCCCCGACCTCCCATGCCCCGCGTGGGGCAACGTCCAAGTACTGACCGCAACCCGCATGGGCGACCTCGTGACGTTCCGACGCGCCGCCATCGAAAACGGGCGCAGCACCTTTCCCGAGAAGTGGACGCTGGAGGACCTCGCGCGCATGCGCCTCGTCGACGAAGCGTTGTTCAGTTGTAACATGATGAACAACCCTTCGGACGACAAAACCGCGACGTTCAAGGCGAGCTGGCTCCAGACGCACACCTGGGTCGACGACCGCAACATCCTCTACACCGACACCGAGGGCAAGAAGAAACTCGTTGCGCTCACCGACCTCGACGTCCTCATGTTCGTCGATCCCGGCGGCTTCAGCGCGCGCAACACCGAGGACCGCGCGCGCCCCGCCGTGCTGGTCGTCGGCGACGACCGCGCCGGGATGTATCACCTGCTCGACATCTACAACGAGAAAGACACGTTTCTGGCAGCGATTCAGCAAATCGTGTCGTGGTGCAGCCGTTACCGCCCGCGTAAAATTTACACCGAGCGCGCGGGCCAGCAGGCGGCGTTTGCGCAGTTGCTGCGCGTCGCGCTCAAAGACGCCGCGCTGGACACCGTCGTCGACGACACGACGCTGAAGCCCGGCGTGACGCAGAAGGATGTCCGCATTCTTGCGCTCGAACCGTACTTTCAGCGCGGCCAATTCACAGTGGGTTCCGGTCCCGCGTTCCACACGTTTCGTGAGCAATACAGTCAGTTCCCGCGCACGACCCGCAAGGACGTCCTCGACGTGCTCGCGTACGTGCCGCGTGTCGTCAAGCCGAAGGCAGGCGTCAATCAGTCACGCCAAAACGCCGCCCGTCAAGAATCTGAGCGAGCGGCGTATCGGGCGCGACGAGGTCTCGGACGCGCTTAACCCGCGAGCTGCTCCCCGCCAAGGTTCCACTTCCCTTCGCGCTTCACGAAATCCCCGTAGCGCAGCACGGCGTACACGGTTGTGTACTTCGCACCAGGAACACGGCGCTTGCGGAGTGCCTTCACGATTTCGACGGGACGGCGCCACTGCGGCGTCTCGCGATACAAGTCGTAGATCGCGGTCGCGACCGGACTCGCGCCACTGACTTCCAGCGGCTGCGGCGCCTCGGCACTCCGCGGCACAGGCACTTCGCGCTCCAGCGGCGCCAAGCGCGTTACTGCTTCCACCACGCGCTCTACGCTGTCGCACATGACTTTGAGGCCGCGAAACTCAACCACAAACGCGGGGGTGACTTCTGTGTTCGGCTGCATTTGCTTCTCCTACGGTGCGTCTTGCAACTCTGGCAACTTGCGCGTCTCGCCCACGTCGGCTACGTTGCAGAATGCGACACTGTGTCGTATCGCAACGCGCGCTTCGGCCAGCGTTGGAGTAGCTAAGCAAACGGTGGGCCATGAACAACTAACGCGGCGGACTCAGCTTATGCCAGAAATGTTTGACGGTCGCGCTACTCCGCGCGAAAACGCGCCCAAGCCGCCGCGTCTCGGGGGCGCCCAAGGTGCCACGAACGCCGAGCCGAGCACCGCAGGCGTCGCTGCCGGTGGCACCGACAACATCAACGCGAATGGTGAAGTGTACGACGCCGCCGACTCGCGCGCGAAAGTTTCCAGCCTGCGCGCCACGCGTGCCGCCGTCGCCAGCTTCAACCCCGCCAGCGTATGAGCCGCGCCCAGAAAAACACCCGTCGCGGCAAGCAGCCCCTCACGTCTGCGCAGCGCCACCCGTCGCCGCTGACGGAGTTCAAGGGCAATGGTGTGAAGCGCACCACGGGTACCGAGCGCCCGCAGCCGGTTACGCGCACGCTTGTCGCCGACGTCGGCCCCGCACGCGTCATTAAGACCACGGACTAACGCATGGCGCAGGTGACATGGGGAGCCGGGCGCGAGCAAGATTTCGTGGCCTGGATTGATGTCGAAATCCGAAACGCGCAGACCGCGCGTCTCGGCCTCGACCAACAGCATCGCGAGTGGCTCAGTCAATACAGGGTGTCGGCGAAGCAAGGTGCCCGCAACTTCCCCTACGAAGGCGCCTTCAACTACCAGCTCCCGCTGACCGCGATCGACGTCGACATCCTGTACGCGCGTTTCATGCAGACGATCCACGCCAGCGACAGCATCTGGAGCGTCTCGCCGATGAACGAGCGCTGGCAAGCCGCCGCCAAGCCGCTCCAAGACTTCCTGACGGTACTCGACCAGCGCAAGCTGAAGATGTACAACGTCAACAAACGCGTGTTTCTCGAATGCGTCAAACTCGGCACGGGCATCTACAAGACGCAGTGGAACTACGAACGTCGCAAAGTCTGGACGAACGACGCGAGCGGCGCACGCGTCCGCGTCGAGCGCATTGAGTCCGCGCCCGTTGTCGATCACGTGCGCCTCGCCGACTTCCTGCTCCCCGCGTACAGCTACGCGATTCAGCCCGACGACCAAGGCGGCGCGCCGTGGGTCGCCGAACGCCTCCGCATCAGCATCGCGAAACTCCGTAGCATGGCGGCAGCGCAAGCGCCATTCGCGCCGAACATCGACCCGAAAGTTGTCGACATCATCGCGCGCTACGAGGAGCCCGAGAAGCCCGCCTCAGACCTCAAGTTGCAAGAACTCGACTACGCACGCAGCCCCGGCGGCGGTAGCCCCACCGCGCTAGACGGAGACGCTTTCGACAAGGATCAGGAGCGCGGACCCGCCAACGGTGCGTCCCTGCAGCGCCCGAAAGAAATCGAGCTGTGGGAAGTTCACGCGCGCTTTCCGTCAACGGAAGCGAGCGATTCCGAGGACGACATCGTCGTGTGGTACCACATTCCGACGCGCCGCGTCGTCCGCGCCGTCTACGCCCAGCAGAACTGGCGTCCCTACGACAAAATCGTCTATTTCCCCGGCGACGGTTTCTGGGGCGTCGGCGTCTGTGAGCAGAAGGAAATGTTCCAGACGCTCGGCTCCGACTTGATGAACTTCACGCTCGACAACGTGATTCTCGCGAACTCGCGCGCGATCGTCGCGAAAGCGGGCGCGAACATCAGTCCCGGTGAGCCGATCTACCCGTGGAAGGTATTCCTGACCGAGGGCGACGTCCGCAGCGAGTTCGGTGTGTTCCCGATGGCGGATATTTACCAGTCGCTGCCAATGATCCAGAGCTTCATCGGAAACATCGGTGAAAAGCGCACCGGCATCGGCGACCTCCAGACGGCGCAGCTCAACGAGCTACCGGGGCGCACCCCTGCCGCAACCATGCAGTCGTTGCTCCAAGAGGGTTCGCGCCGTCCCGACCTCACGATTCGCGACATGCGCAACGAAGGCCTCAGCATCGTCGGCATGCGTATCCTGCAGCTTTGTCAGCAGTATATGTCGTCGCCGCTCGATGTCGGTGGCGCCCAATGGCAGCAAACCATCAAGGACATCCTTGGCGAACCGGAAGGCAGCGAAGTCGTCGCGAAGCTCAGCAACGCCAACGAGCCGATTGAACTCGGTGTCGGCTGCACTCTCACGGCCACCAGCGGCATCAACAACAAGGAAGCGGAGCGCCAGGGCTCGCTCGCGTTGCTGCAACTCGCGGGTCAGGTCACGCCGCAGATCATCCAGCTCGTGCAGCTTGCGTCGCAGTCCCAAGGCACGCCAGTGGGCGACGTCGCCCTCAACGCTGCCGAAGGTATCGACACCCTGTACCGGCGCGCGTTGGAGCAATTCGACGTCCGCGACGTCGAGAAGATCGCCTTCCTCATGGAAGCGATTGCGCCCGCCCCGCAGGGCGGCGTCGCGGCACCAGCGCCGGGCGCAGGCGCGCCGCCGTTCGGCTCCGCGGGTCCCGCCGTCGACCCGCAAATGGCCGCGATGCTCAGCGGCATGATGGGAACCTGAAACGATCCTTCGAATGCCCGACACCCATATCACTCGCTGGCTCATGCCGTGGCGGCGCAAACCCGCCGCGCCGTCCCCGCTGCCGCTCGGCATTACCGATACCGAACTCGCCGCACTCACCACTCTCCGCACCTCCCCGCATTTCGCGCACTACCTGCGCGTGATCGAACGTCTCGGCGAGCAGCAAGCCTCTACGCTCGCCAGCGGCGTACCGCACGAGAAGTACCTGTTCGCGAGCGGCGCGCTGACCGCGCTCCGCCGCACTTACACCCTGGTGGACGATATAATCGCCGCCGCCACTCAAGTCGAGGAGCACAAACATGCCCGAGAACGCAAGTCTGCCGCTAACGCCCGGCGTTACGCCGACACCTTCGTCAACACCCCCTGGTACGACGGATGGCGTGCCGACGCCGCCGCCCCCAGCGGTTCCGACAGCCCCCGCTAGTTGGGTTGCTCCAGCGGGCTCGCGCTTCGCGGGCATGACGCCCGAGCAGATTCTTGGTATCGCTGAGACGTCCGTGCAGATGTTGCAAGCACCGGCAGCGCCACCGCCTGCTGCGCCCGCCACGCCGTCCTTCGACGTCGCCGACGACGAGTACATCACGGGTGCGCAATACCGGCAACTCATGGCGGCGCGCCCCGTCGACGACTCCGCCACTCGTCTTGCCGCTGACGCCAACGTCAGCATCGTTCGTTCGCAATACGCGCAAGACTTCGCAAAGTACGGCGCTGAAGTCAACGCACTCATCGACCGCATCCCGGTCAACCAGCGCACCATTGACAATTTGGCGCTAGCCGTTAGAATGGTACGGAGCGACCATGTAGACGAGATTGCCGCCGAGCGCGCTCAGCAACTCGCTGCTACAATGACTCCGACGCTCCGCCCAACTGGTGGCGGTGCCGCGGCAGCCCCGGTTTCGCGCGATGCCTCGCTGGAATCCGAGAAGATTCCGCAGGAATGGAAAGATCGCGCCCGCGCCGCCAAGCTCACTGAAGAAAACGTCGCAGACTTCGCCCGCGCCAATGGGATGACGACTGCACAATTCTATAAACAATTCGAGACGCCGATGAACATGATCGTGCAGGACATCAGCGCTCGCCGTTAGACCCGAACACCGGAGCACCGCACATGCAGCGACCCCTGGTTCCCACGACGATTCGCACCGAGTTTGGTGACGTCCTCGATTCCGCAGAATTTTATGACGTCGGTGGCGCCGATCGCGACCTGACCTTCGTACCGGGGTTCAGCGACATGCGCCGCGCGCGCGACCTCGAACTCGCGGGCGTCGCTGCGGGCAAGATTCAGCGTCACGAAGCCAAGGTAGACCCGCTGCCGGTCAACTTGCGCTGGACGCGTACCCACACCGTCAAGGGCGCGCCCGATGGACGCAAGCAGATCGCGAGTGGCAACCTCGGCTACAAAGCCGTCAACAAGTCGCAAATCGGCAAGGAGCCATGGCTTACCGCGTTGCCGCCCGGTGCCACGGTCGACGCCGACGGTACGATTCGCAAAGGCGACACAATCCTCATGGTGACGGACGGCAAGACTGCTGGTCGCAACGTCGCGCGCCGTCAGGCGCAGACGCAACGCTTCAATGACGATGTCGGCGCCGCTGCTGGCGGCTTACTCAGTGTTCAGGGCGCCAAAGGCGCCGACCCGTTCGTCAAAAAGGAGAACTAGCCTATGCCTCAGGGTATTATTCCCGCACGCGGCGATTGGGAACTGCGCACGTTTCCGAAGTCGCAGCTTACCACGCTCGCGCAGGGCGCGTTTCAGCAGGGCGAACTCGTGTGCCTCGATCACGGACGCCACCTCTCGCTCTACACCTCGACCCAGTCGGGGTATCTCGGTGTCGCCATGCACACATCGGCGAACTCGCAACTCGGCGTCACGATCGCGATTCCGAAGCCGGGATGCACCGCCTACGTCGATTCGCTGACCACCGACGCCGCGTCGAGCTTCTCGCTCGGGCAGTCCGCGTCGATCATCTCGCGCTACGGCAAGACGTCCTGCTTGTCGATGCAGCCCGCGGGCGGCTCGGCGTTCAGCTTCCTCGTTACGCTCGTCGCCCCGATCGACTCGGTGCGCAGTGTCGTCGAAGTCGGATTCATCTCGCAGAGTGCCGTGTTCTACAGCGCGTCGTCCTCGACGCTCAACAACTAAGCCAAGGAGACTAGCCCATGATTACACGCGCCCAAGCGCTTTCGCTCCTGGAGCCGAAGCTGA